ATCATTTGTCGCGGAGGGTGCGATCTGGAAGCTCGGGGAGTTGGTAGCTAAAGCGGCCATAGTCGCTCTCGAGCGAGAAAGTGAGCGGGCCGAAGCTCGAGCACCCGGTGAGGAGAGCCAAAGCTAGGAAAAGAAAAGCGGCGAGGATCATGGCCGCCGCAAACTTGGCGGGGTTGATCATTTTTCCTTTCGGAAAAGCTCGATCGCGCCGAGGGCGGCGATGGTCAAGCTCGTGATGGCGTTGACCGCTTCGGGCTCGAGGTTGATGCCTGCCAGCCCGAGAAGGATGCAGAGGCCGCGAATGGTGGAGGGCTCCTTGAGCCTTGAGATCAGGTTTTTCATCTCCCGTGCGTGAGTGTCAAAGCCTCACGGACGGTTGGCGAGGATTTGCTCGATGCGCTTTGTGCGCTCATCTATGCGGGCCAAAGTCTCGGCTCGGTCGGCGGCGGTGGATTCGATCTTTTGCAGGCGTTGCTCCTGCTTTTCGTTTTCCACTTCTACGCGGGAAACTTTTTCGGGAAGAATCCACCAGGCTTGCGAGGCGGAGAAGACGGTTGCCACCAGGGCGAGCGCGGCGATGAACTCGCCGACGCTCATTTTTACACCTGGTCTGTTTCGGACAACTTCTGTGCTCATTAGCTATTCGCCTGAGCTAAAAGATTCCCGACAATGGCCGTGGTCGCGGTGTTGTTGATGCGATCCACATTGATTGCGTCGGTCTTCGTTTTTATCGCGGCGACATCGCTATTGGCTGGGGCCGTGTAGGCCGAACCGGCGAGGCGGGTGCTCACGGCTTGGTCGACTCGGGCCAACTCGACCGAAAGCTCGGAGCGGACTGCCGTGGCCACGGTGGCGGCGCTTGGGGCTGTTGCGCCACTCACAGGGGCGTCAATGCGGGCGAGTTCGGTGGCGAGTTCCACGCGGACCTCGTCGGCGATGGCGGCAGCGCTTGGCACGGATGGCGCATTAGTGAGGGTCGTGACGGTCGCCAAGGTGCCGGATGGCGCGAGGCGGCTGGAGACGGCGGCATCGATGCGGCCGAGTTCGACCGAAAGCTCGGTGCGGACTTGGCTGGCGATTTCGGCTTCGGTCGGGACATCGGGCGAGTTGGTCAATGTTGTGACCGTGCCGCCGGTGATTTCCTTGGTGCTTGCGGACCAGACGGCTGTTGCCACAGAGGCCGCGCTCGGAGCGGAATCGGTCGGGATGCTGTCGATCTTCCCACCGACGCGCTCGAGGTCGGCACGGACGGCAGCGACGAGGGAGACTTCGCTGAGGTTGGTGTTCCCGATTGCGCCCACGAGGGCGTTGATGACAGCCTGTCCGTCTGTTTCGTTGAGCAGGCTTCCTTCGACGGCTGCGCTGATCTGCGCGGTGGTTGGCGGAGTTGTGTAGTCGGCAGAGGCGAGTCGGCTCGAGATGCTTTGGTCGATGCGCCCAAGCTCGGTTCCGAGTTCCGTGCGAACGGCTGTGGCGACCGCGCTTGCGCTCGGTGCGGAGGTTGGCGCTGTGTAAGCTGAACCGGCGAGCCTGCTCGACACGGAGGCGTCGAGATTGGAAAGCTCGGTCAGTTCGGTGCGCACGGCGGAGGCCACCGAGGCGGCACTAGGCACGCTCGGCAGGTCGCCGGTCGTGAGGGACGAGCGGCTGGAGATCGTTGCGTCGAGGTTTGCCAGCTTGGTGCTGTTGGAATCCATCTCGGTGCGGATCTGAACCACTGTCGGGATCGAGAGGCCAGCAATGGCGGACTCTACGAGGCTTTGGTCTGCGGGGTCGCTGGGCAAGGCATCGGTTTTCGCCTGGATGGCAGAGATCGCGGCGGTGGGGATGTCGGCGGTGGTCAGAGTCGAGAAGGGGATTTCGGCGGTGCCGCTCCAGTTGATCTGGCCAGTGCCGACGGTGGCTCCGCCGGAGAGGAAGACGAGTTGGTAGGTGCCGCTCGCTCCGGTCATGTTGCCGGTGTAGAAGCCGGAGCTGCCGACTTCGGAGAGGGTGATGGCGGAGCCACTGGCGGCTCCGGCGGTGTAGGCTTGGGCGGTGACGGTGAGCCCGGTTGAGAGTGCGATGTTCAGTTCGTTGGCCATGGTGGTTGTTCGTTAGGAGTTAAGGGCGGTGAGGGCTTCGGCGAGGACTTGGTCGAATGGGTGCGGTGCGGCGGGCCAGTCGGGGCGGGCGTCGTCGGGGTTTGCGGCAGCGGCGAGGGTGAGGCTGTCGAGCCACACGCGCACGGCGGAGAGCTTGGGGGAGGATTTGCCGGTAGCGCGGAGCTTGCCTTCGAGGTCGAGGCAGGTGAGGAGGCGGAGGGGGCTGTAGCCTTCGGCGGCGAGGTGATCTTCGGCAGTGATGGAGGGGGGCGTGGGGATGAGCCACTCGCCTGCGTTCCAGACGGCGTTCTCGGAGGGTTTGGCGGGGGCGGGTAGCCACTCGGCGCGCTTGGGGTTGTTGTGCGCGGCCCACTCGGCGAGGAGGCTTTGCGGGAGGTCGCGGAGGTCGGCTGGGTCGTGGATGTTGTAATAATTAGGCATAAACTCTGGGATGGTTGGCGACGGTTGCGCCGTTATTGTTGGTGATGGTCAATCCGCCTTTTTGGTCGATGAGATCGCGAACAAGGGGGGCGTAGAAGACGAGCGACTGCGGGCGCACCTTGTCGCAGGTCATACCTTTTGCGAGTGAGGCGATTTCGGCGGCGGTGAGGGCAACATTCCAAATGCCGACTTCGGCGATGCGGCCATCCATAAAAAGACCCGCTGAAGATGAAGAAAAACGAGCGCCTATATTTATTCTTGTCGGAGCAGGATTTAAGGCCGAGCCAGTGGATGTTGCGCTGTTGCCGCCGTCAAGGTAAACCGTGACAGTCGTATTGTTGGGAAAGGTTGCCGCTGCGTGGTGGAATGTGTTTGCCGTGTAGCCAGCGGTGCTTTGGGCGTTGGTTACAGAGGTTAAAGCAAGATAGTCCGCATATATGGGGTCACCCGCGATTGCGCCCGCTGCCAGTAACCTAAATCCTTCTGCTCCCGCTGATGTCGCTAATTCAAAAAGGCAACGATTGGTAGTCACATCGTCTGCGCGGAACCAGCAGGCAAGCGTAAGTGGAGCGGCGGCTACTGGCGTAGATGTTGTGTTTAGCCGCTGGTTAGTGCCGTTAAATTCGTAAGCCATTTTAGGCCGCGCTCCTTACTTCGACCGCGATCAACTCGGCATCGCCTGTCATGGTGTCGTTGGTGGCATCGTCCGCGTTGCGGAATACTTTGATGCGGAATGTATCGCCTGCGGTAAGGCCGTCGATGGCGGTGACGGTGATGGATGTGATGGTGGCGATGCCGCTCGTGCCGTTTGCGGCTCCGGTGGCCTCGGTGGCGGTGTCGAAGGAGTCGGTGTCGAGGTCGGTAGTGCAGCGCTCGATTTGCACGCCCCATCGGCAGTTGCCCGAGGTGGCGGAGGTAGCCATCCAGGCGAGGCGGATTTGCAGGCCGGAGGCGAGGTTGGCATTTTCGGGGATTACGCCGGAGAAAAAGGCGGACTCGTCCACGGCGGCGTCGAAATCGAGAACGGTGATGGAGTTTCGCGTGTCGAGAGTGGCGAATGCGGTGGCGGGGGGTTGGTTTTCGCGCGGGGTGAATCGTGCGAGGGTTTTGCTGGCGAAAGTGTAGTTATTGTTTGTTGTGTAATTCTGCGTGCCAGTATCGGCGTTGATCGTGGTGCCGGAAATCGAGAGCGAAGTGCCGAGGGTGAGGTGGGTGAGCTTGCTTTCGCTTTCGTCCCAGAAGAGCAGACGGTCGGCTCCGGGGTCGTCTGCGGTGATCTCGCCGGAGGCTATGGAAAGGACATCGGCGGCGCTGGTGCCGATGGTGGTCTGTGCGGAGGCGTTCAGCGTGCCGCCGGCGAGCGAGAGCCCGGTGCCGAGGGAGATTTCTTCGGCGGGGCCGGTGCCGGAGGTGGAGCGCCCGAGGAGTCGGTCGGTGGCGAGGATGGGTTTGCCGGAGCTGGTTGCGATCATGGATAAAAGTTTTAAGTTTTAAGAATTAAGTTTTAAGAGAAAGTCAGTGAGGTGCGGTTGCTCCACTGCCCGGTGGCCGAGCTTTCGGTGGATGTGGTGCCTGCTGTGTTGAAGATGGTGCGGGAGATTTCCCAGGCTGCGCTGTCGTAGACGCTGCCGGTGTTGGGGAAGTCCGAGTAAAGGAGGAAGCCGAGGTAGGTCGTGGTGCCGTCGCTCGAAAGATCGAAGGCCCAGACGCGATCTGGTGCGTCTTTGGTGCCGGCCAGTTTGTAGACTTCGCCGGTGGAGGGATTGCGGCTGTAGAGGCGGCGGTCTGTGTGGTTCACACAAATTTCTCCCAAGGCCAGGTCGGAGGAGGCTGGGACTTTCGACGCTACGGTCGAGGATTTGGGCTTGATGATTGGGTTTGCCATGTGGCGGGTTTTGATTTCGCGGAGTTAGACCCCCCGCTTGGCGAGGCGCTATGGAGCGCCCCGCCGGGGTTGGGTTAGTTACTAGTAGCTGCCGCCGTCGATGGTCGTCTCGAGTGCAGTGATGCGGGTCTCGTGGTCAGCCACATCGGCCTCGACTGCGTCCAGGCGGGAGTCGGCGCTGGCTCCTTCGAGAGCCGTGATGCGGTTGGAGAGCGAGGTGTCGGCTGTCGCGCGAGTCGAGCTTTCCGAATCGAGATTGCTCTGAACTGCGGTGATGTCGGACTCGAGGCCGGACACATCCGATGCGCGGGCTGCGGCTTCGGCGCTGACTGCGGCGATGCGGGCGGTCTCTTCCGAAACGATGTCGGCCTCGGCTGCGGTGACGCGGGTGGTCAGCGCGCTGAGGTCGCTCGAGACGGTGTTGATCGAGGTCTGGAGGCCGGAGTCGCCAGCGATGCGGGCGGTCTCTTCAGCGGAGATGTCGTCGTTGATCGAGGAGATTGCGGATGCCAGGGCGTTGTCGTTCGTGAGATCGACCGAGTTGATCAAGCTGACGATTTCCGCGAAGCTGTCTTTGTCGGCATCAGCGGCGGAGAGGATCGCGTCGATGCGGCCTTTCTCGGTCGAGATTTTGCCGTCGAGAACGAGGTCGGCTGCTTCGCGAGCGGATTGCTCGGCGGAAACTGCCGCGATGCGCGCTGTCTCCTCGGCTGCGATGTCGTCAGCGAGATCGCTCTCGGCACCTTGAGCGCGGGAGATTTCGGCGTTGAGGTTGTTGGTGAGAGTTGTGTCGGCTGCTTCGCGTGCCGATTGCTCGCTTGAAACGGCGCTGTCAACATAGGTCTTTTTGGCGAAGACATGCTCGCCGCCGATGGCGAGGACGTCTTCGGCTGTGCCGATGAAGAGGGACTTATTGAGCGTGTCGAATGCGACTTCACCGGTCTGCAAGGAGACGGGAGCGCCTGAACCGCGTTTGATTTTGATGATGGGATTGGCCATGGCTAATTAGGTGTTGGTGGTGGTTGTTTGGGCTGTTCGTGGTGGGGTGATTGTCAAAAAGTGCCGGCATCGATGACCGGGATCATGAGGGCGTAGGCCGATGCGGTGGGGCTCCAGCGGTAGGGCATCCCCTCGTCAAGGGCCATGTAGAGGCGGTCGGGTTTCCCGACGCTCGGGAAGCTCGATCGGTTCGGGTATTCGACGACGCTCGGCGGGAGGGTGAGTTCGAACGAGGAGAGATCGAGCGTCTGCGTGATGTTGGATTCGGTGATCGTTGTCATGCGTAGACGAGGGTCTCCCGGTTAGCCCACGAGCCGGTGGCGGAGGCGGTTGAAAGCACGCGCCCGGCGGCGTTGAGTGTCGAGCGGCGGATGGTCCAGGTGGCGGCGGTCTCTGGGAGTGCTGGCGCGGCGGGGCGGTCGGCGTTGAGGAGGCGTCCGCTGTAGGTGGTGAGGCCGTTGGTGGATTGGTCGAAGGCGTAGAGGTAGAGGGTCGGATCGATCGGGGGCTGGACGGTGCGGAGGCCGAGGGCGGTGCAGGAGATCTGCATTCCGGCGGCGGGCGGCTCGTCGAATGTGATGGTGCCGGTGGCTTCGCTGACGAGGTAGTCGGTGGTGGGGGTTTGCGTGACGCCGTTCAAAGCCACGAGGACATGCTCTGGATCGCTGCTGACAAGGCCGTCGATCGGGAAGGTGGTCGTGGTGCCGTCGCCGATGCGGACGGTGGTGTTGATTTGCAGGCCGGGGGCCGAGGCGATGATGTAGGACGAAAGGCCGGTGATCTCGGTGGCGGCGTGGGTGTGGATCGTGTCGGCTTTTGAGAGATCGACCCAGAGCTTGAATGCGGGCGAGGCGGAGGGATCGAAGGCGGCCCAGTAGCTTCCTGGCGGTGGATAGCCAGGATTCGGCTCGCCGATGCGGATGTAGAGTTCGCCGTTGTAGCTGACGACTTGGCCGGGGAAATAGTCGGCTCCGTTGTTGTAGGCGCCTTGGTAATCGACGGGCTCGGGCTGGAGGGCGGTGTCGGCGAGCGCGCCTTGGGCGGCGGTGGCTTTGCCGTCGATTTCGGACTGGAGGGTGTTGATCGCGGCGGCTGCTTCGGCAATCGAATCCAGCGCGGCAGGGTCCAGATTCGCGGTTAGATAATCGATCCGCGTCGAGAGCGCGGCATCTCCTGCGATGCGTGCATTTTGCTCCGTCGTGAGATCGGCGCTGCGGGCGATGGTTGCCGCGAGGCGGGCGTCGGGCAGCGTGCCGGTGGTGAGAAGCGAGGCATCGATGGTCGGCGGCGCGGCGGCGACGACTGCGGCCGCGAAGTCGGTGATCTTGCTGGAGAGGTGAGGCTCGGGTGGGAACTCGGTGGGCTTGCCGGTGATGGCGTCCCAGGTCGTCGCCAAAGTGGTGACAACGCCATCCGCGTCGATGGTGGCGAAGTCGCCGTTCGGCAGGAGGTAAAGCCGCTTGCCGGAGTCGGGGACCTCTGGCGCGCTTCCGGCGATGCCGAAATTGATGTAGCGGACGAGTTGCTCGGTCATGGCGTGGTCGGTGCTGGCATGAATCCGATGCCTGCGGAGGAGTTGAACGCGGCGATCGCTTGCTTTGTGCGGAGCGGGGTCATCCACTTTTCGTTTGATGTGCCTGCTTCGGCTTCGGCTTGGGTGGCCTTGCCGTCTGGGATCGCGGCGGGGGTCTGCTCGTCTCCGAGGATGACGCTGTTTTGCACTTCGACTTGGAGGGTCGCCGTGCGGAGGGATTGGCTCGGAGCGGTCCAGCGGATTTCGAGGAAGGCGGGGATGCTGGCGGGGTCGGAAGAAAAGGCGGCCTCGACCGGGACGGTGTTCAGGTCAAGGATGGTGGACCCGGGGGCCGCCAAAGCGAGAAAGTTGGAGTCGGAGAAGGAGGATTTAAGCGCGACAGTGGTCTGGGTGCCTGCGACGGGCGAGACGGCCACGCCGTTTTCGACAAAGACGACCTCGATGGGGGCTTGGTCGCGGCGTTTGAGGACGAGCGATTGCAATGCGACATTGCTCGCGGCGGACTTCACGAACCGCCGGTTTTTTGAATCGAGGAATAGTTTCATGCCGCTCAAGCGAGCGGCGGGTGTCAAATCGGGTAGGCTTCCGAGCGTCTCCTAGAGCGGAGAGCGGAAGGCGGAGGGCGGAAAGAGGCGGTTAGATTTTCGGTTTCAGCACTCCGGTTTCCGGTTTCGATTCGACGGCTTCCCACTTGCCGAGCGGGCAGCGCTCGGTGGCCATGCGGAGTTTTGCCCATGTTGAGCATCCGCACTTGCGACAGCGGCCAGTTGAATGAAACGCCTCGGAATCCCATTGGTCACAAGCGCGGCAAATAGATTCTCGCTCGGCGAGGATTTCTGGCGGGGGTGTGCTGAAGCCACTACCAGAAAATCTTAGTATTGCAAAACCAAATTTTTTAAATAAATTACTTCTCAAAATACGGTGAAATTTATAGATGGAGGAATAGGCGGAGGGTAATTGCTAAAAATATAAGTCCTCAGCATTGGAAATCTTACACCATTTACATAACAATCAGCCCCAATCTCTTGATTGTATGTGATTCCACCTACATCGAAAGACGGGGAATATGGGCACGAATTATTTTCGTATGTAAAAGAAGTTGCATAGTTATCTCCTCCTACATCAATATAGATAAAAACTTGTTTACAGCTTTTATCAAAAATAATTTCAGCTATTATTGTTCCCTCATAATTGTCGAATCTAACTTCGAAGCCATTTGGTGATGGAGTAAAAAAATAATCGGAATACTGAGTTGGCGTTAAATTTATGGAGACACCAGTTGCATTTTGTAATGTTTGCAAAAAACTTGCATTTTGAGAAATGTCAACCTGACACGGTCTACACCCGCAACACGCGCAATTCACAGCGCGAAGGCCGCCGTCGGTCTTGATTTTTATGGCTCCGGAAGATGTGCGGCCGAGGGTCATTTGGAGAAAGTAGGAAGGATGAAGGAAGAAGGATGAAGCAAAAGCCCCTCTGTGTGCTCTGTGTCCTCTGTGGTTAAACTCATCAGCATTCCTCTGTTGCGATCCATTTCAGCGTGCCGTTTACCGCGCCGAGCACATGGGTGCCGCTCCCAGGCGCGGCGGGGATTTTGAGCTTGCGGGCTTGGTGCCCGCCTTGGCCGGTGGTCTTCTCGATGAGGGAGGGATCGGCATCGAGGGCGGCGAAGGCGAAATTTTTCATGAGGTCCGCCGCCGAAAGCTGCATCGGGTAGCCGCCCGAGACTCTTGGTGGCGATTTGAGCTTCGCCTCGAAATCGACGGGAAGTTCAATCATAGGAAAAAATCCACTCGGTCCAATAGCCGTAATTCGTGGATGAGAAATTTAGGCTCAGGGAGTTGTCGTCAAAGAGTGCGGGATCTTCATAAGCGGAAAATGGAAAGCCGGGCGTGAGAAGTCGCGTGGACTTCTGCGGTGCCGACGGGAATGTAAAAGTGATGCTCTTGTAAGTTGCGCCGCCGACAGACCCTCCTCCGTTTTGGAAAAAACCGGTCGATTGCTCGTTTTCAGTAAAAGCGGAAATGGGGTCAAAATAACTTTCAGGTATTTGGCCAAAAACAAAATTGGGGAAAGTTTGGCTCACCACCCTCACAAGCACGCTGCCTCGGACCATCGCGCCCCACGAGAGTTGGCACTGCTTTACTTTTCGCTCAATGGTCGCGGTCGATTTCACTCGGCCATAGGCGCTGACGATGAACTCGGTGAATCCATCCTCGCGGCGGCGCTCCTGCACTTCTGGAAAAATCTTGAGGCCGTCGATGCAGGGGGAGGAATTGCCGTCGGGCATGTTATTGCCGACAGCGAGGGTGGCGCGGTGGGTGGCGGTTTGGCTGGTGAGGCCGAGGTAAGTCTGATCCACGCGCACGAGGCCGCTGGGGAAGGTATTCACGGCGCGGCCGGGCTGGGCAATGAGGTCGGTGGCGGCGGTGGTGGAGTTGAAGAGCGTGTAACTCATGGCTAGGCGGTGAGCGCGGCGACGGGGAGGCGGGGTTCGATTTTTTCGAGGAGGGTTTTGATCGTTTCAACCATGGAATCGAGGGAGGACTTGCCGCCGGATTTGTCACCGCCTTTCGCGTCTTTGTCGGTCTGGCCGGTGCGTCCGGGCTTGTCGACGGCGTCTTTCCCGGCCATGCGGTCGCGGAAGGATTTTGTATTTTCGGCCAGGCGGTCTTTGAGCGATTTTGGCGCGGCGTCTTCGGCGGGCTTTTCGGCGTCTTTTTTGGCGAAGCGGTCGCGGAAAGCGGCTTTGCCTTCGGCCATTCTTTGGGTAAGTGGCTTGGCGGCTTCGGCGGCGGCGGTTTCTTTCTCTGCGGCTCGGCGGGCGATGCTCTCTTCGCGGCGGGCGATACGCCCGGCGGCGCGCTCGGCTCCGGCAAAGTCTCCCCTGCCGATGGCCTCCTGCGCGCGCTTGGTGTCGCGGCCGCCACGGTCCACGGCATCCTTGGCGCGGGCTTCTTCGATGGACTTGAAGAGCTTCGCGGATTCGGAGAGTTCTCCTTTGATGTCCTTGGCGCTGCCTGCGGCTCTGGCCATGGCGGTGGCGAAGCTCTCGGCGGCATCGCCCATCCCGGCGTCTTGGGCTTGCTTGAGGTAGCCGTTGTAATCCTTCTGGTATTGGAGGGCTTTGGCTTGCTCTTCATTTCCTCCGGCGAGGGCTTCGGCGATCTGGAGGTCGAGGGCGAGGGATTCCCGTTTTAATTCCTTCGATTCCTCTTCTTTTCTTCGCGCCTCTTCTTTTTTTTCAGCTTCTTTCTCTGCTAGTTTTCTTCCTTCTTCGGTGGCGCTAATTGTGTCGCGCATTTTGAGAATGCGGTCGGCTATCGAGGTATTCCCAGAATCAACGGCGTCTTTGTAGGCCGCCTCGAGGGTCGCCATCTTTTCTGCAAATGTGCCGGTGAGCTTTATCTCTTCATTGGCCTCGGCGCGGTTTTGGTTGCCCTCTTTGATCTTTGCGGCGATGCCGGCTTCTTTTTCTTTGATCTGATCTTGGAGGCCTTTCAGGTCGTTAAACAGCGGCGTAACTTTGGCGTAGTTTTCTTGAAAGGAATCTGGGAATGCCTTGCCTGCTGCGATCCATTGGTCGGCAATTCTGCCTCCGGCCCCTTTGAGATTCTGCTCTATTTTTACGCCAGCCGTGTAGGAATCGTTGGCGACATCATACAAAGAACTGGACAGACCTTTAGTGAATGAGCTTCCGGCAAATGCCTTGGCTAGATTTTTTGCAATGCTCTCGGTGATTTTAGTTCCAAGCAGTTCAAAGGCAGATAACGCCGTCTGAAGCATGGGGCCGCTTGGATCAAAGATTTTTCCGAGAAATTGCCCAGCAGATTGAAAGGCTGCGATGAGCCTGCGGTAAATCTCGTTTGCTGTTTCAGCCGCTTGAAGTTTGAGCGTGTCCCAAAAAAGCGAAAACCCTGCGCCGAGTTGCCCGGTGCTGATCGCGTTCAGCGCGGTCTGGAAGGAGTTCACCGACTTCTCGCTGGCGATGAAGTTTTCGGCAAAAGATTTTCCGAGGGCGGCGGCTTTTTCGGTAAGGACTTCGACGGAGGCAATGATGCCTTGGAGGTAGGGCTTGAGCTTGTCAATGATCGGCGCGCCGAATTTCGCGTAGGCGTTCGTAATGCTGTCGCTGAGGGTGGAGAGGAGGCCGGTCCAGGTGCCGGATTGGAGCTTCATGGAGCCGTTGAAGCGGTTCAGAGCTTCCTCGGCGACGAGCCAGGCTTCCGTGTTTTTGCCTGCTTTGGAAAGTTCTTCGATCTGTGTGCGCGTCTCGCCAGAGACGGCTCCGAGTTCTTGAAGGCGCTGCATGGCCTCGCCAACCGGGCGGCCGGATTGCAGGCCGTCGTAGAGGCGCCCGATCGTGGTGGCGACTTCTTCAAAAGGTTGGTTCGTTCCGGCGGCGATGTCGCCGACGAGCCGCAGGCCGTCGCCAGTGGCGAGGGCGCCGCGCGTGAGGGTCTCGAGAGTGCGGGAGGCTTTGGCGATCTCGGGAAGCTCAAAGGGTGTGGAGGCGGCAAATTTGGCGAGTTCCTCAATGCGCTTCTGAGCGGCATCGGCGGACCCGAGGAGCGGGATAAAGGCTGTCTCGAGGGTTTCCATCTGCGCGGCGGCATCGATGGATTTTGTAAATGCGGAGCCGATGCCTGAGAGCGCGGAGGTGACAGCGGAGAGGCCTAGCGTGCCAGCGGCCTTGAATGCCTCAAAAGCGGCTTGGCCTACGGCGACGGCTCCGGCCATTTTGGCAAAGGACATTTCAAAACTTTTTGCTGCGTTCCTGCTCCCGGCATCCATCGACTTTAGGTCGTTCTGGATTTTTGAAATAGTGGAGCCGAGATTGTTATCCTTGGCTCCGAAATTTACTGTGACATCGCTCATGCTGTGAGACCGGCCTCCTTGGTTTTCACATAACGAATCGCGTGGTTCATCATGCTGATCATTTTTTTCTTCGCCACATTGATGGCGAATTCCTCGTTTTGCGGGTCGAGAGTTTCGCGGGAATACTTGACCTTGTTTGTCATGCTGACCGTGTGCGACATGCCTTGGCCTTTTTGGTTGGAAACTGATGCGTCTGATTGAGAGAGATTCCTCTCCACCCAAGCAGGGACGCCTTTCATCGGCTCGCGGACATCCGCATCGCATTTCTGTGCGGCAAGAGCCCAGCCAGCTTTAGCGATGCCGACTTTCTTAATAGTTTCGGCGAGGAATTTGCGATAGACGGCTTGCTTAACGATCGCTCGGTCAAGCAAGCCGAGATGGCGGGCTTTGCCATTACTCCAATTTTTTTGATGGAAAGCGCTGGCGGCATCCACTGAGTCGATTGTCTCCTGAGTGTCTCGCGCCCAGATGATGCCGGTCTTGGTGTGCCGCAAAATCTCGCGCTTGTTCTTCCCCATGTTGATGACTTCCTCAAACCACTTCGGTTTGACCGAGGTGAATAAACCTCGAAAGTCTTTGCGGATTCTCCCCTCGCCTCGTTTTTTATCTGACGATCCTTTCCCTCGCGGGCCGGTGTATTTCATGCACTCGAGAGCGCAAAGTCGGGCAGCATTTTTTACAAGCTGCTCGACTTCCTTCCCGACGACCTGCTCATACTTTTTCATTTTTTTGATGAGCTTGGCGTCGTCAACTTTTACAAAATTAGACATCGAGTTTTTGAAAGGCGCTTTCTATGGCTGCGAGGGAGTCAAAATCCGCGTTCGGAGAGCGGCGTAGATATAGGCGAGGAACGCCGTGGCTGAATGAATCGGCGTCCAGGATTTGGAGCCCGGCAGCAAAGGGGACTTCCCACATGCAGGCTTGGAACCCCCAACCGGTGATGCTGGCCAATCGGTAGACATAAGAGGCGAGCCAGTTGGGGGATGCTACTCCCCCGAGGTTGGGGCTCCGGTGGAGGGGTGCTTGGCCTTGGTCTCGGCGGCGTTGACTCGATCCCAGGCGGCGGAGACGAGCTTGGAGAGTTCGTTTTGATCGTCGAGGTCGGCGATGTTCTCGAGCTGCCAGCGGCGGACGGCGCGGTTGAATTCCTCGGGGTCGCTGTCCACGGCGAGGACATCCTCGATCGGCGCGGTGTGGACGAATGCGAAGGCGGCGACGAACCAAAACTCATCGCGTTTCTCGAGGAGGTTCGAGCGGATGATGGAGATGGTGCCGGGGACGCAGGGGCGGAGCTTGAACTTGCCGACGCGCTTGGTGCCGTCGCGCATGGCGGCTTCGCGCAAGGCTTCGTCGTCGGTTTCGAGGGTTTCGTTGGCGGTGGATTTGTCGTTGTTTTTTTTCATAGAAATTTTGCGAAGCGTTTCTTGTCGGCCTCGGTGGCGTTTTCGGAGATCGAGACGATTTTTCCGTTGCGCTCGAAGACGAGTTGGCGCGGGGTGGCTTTGACGACCGAGACGAGCGTGTCGCGGTTCTTGAGCGCAGCGAGGATGTAGGCGACGGGATGCTCGGGGTTTTTCTCCAAGAAAATGTCGGCGTCGCGGAACCACTCCATGACCTGGTTGGCCTGCTGGCCGCTGGTCGGATGGTTGGCGAGGAAGTGGAAGACGGTCGTCTCGTCGCCCGAATCGCGGCGGATGCGCGTGGCGGGGGCGGCGGGGTTCTCGGGCTCAAAGCCGAGCGTTAGCAAGATCGTCGCGAGCTTGAGGTCGCGGGTTGAAAAGACTGCGAGAGGTTTTGTCGTCATTTGTCGTAGGGAGGCCCGGAGCGGTGAATCACTCCGCTCCGGGCGCTGGGTGCGGGCTGGGCTTAGGAGGCGGTCATCGCGGTCTCGTAGGAGCGCGCGGTGAGCGAAACGGTCTCAAACTGCTCGGCGGCGAAATTCGTGGTCAAACCAGTGACGATCGTGGTGGCTCCGAGAACGACAGAGGCGGGCATTGTTACGCTGAGGGCACTGCCCACGCTTGCGCTAAAGGATCCGGTGCGCATGCCTTCGATGCTGATTTCTTTAATCACTTCCGACATGGCCACCGCAACCACCCCTCCCTGATCATCCTTGACCTCTGAGAGCGATGCGCTTTCGTTGACACTGAAGCTGGTGCATATGATGCCTGACACGTTTGGCGTGCCATATTCGGCTGTGGATACTGCGGATGAGCGATAGAGAGTTGCGGCCATGGTAGTGGTGAGTTGGGTTGGTGGTTGCGGGTTTCGGAGAGGGGGCGCGTGTCAAATGCCGGACGCGGTGAAGGCCAGGGTCAGAGCGGCGGTGGTGACCCAGCGGCCGTCGCTTTGCGTGTCATCCACCGAGCGGAGGTCGGCGCCGGCGAGGGTGAGATCGGGCTCGAAGGCGTCGGCGAGATCGGCGGCGGAAAGGAGGGAGGCGCGGAGGGATTCGGCGAGCGCGGCGTGCGCTTCGAGGGATCCTTCGATGACGGAGGGCGTGACGAGCACGATGCTCGCGGTCGCCTTGTAGAATCCACGGGCCACGGCTTCGGTGGATTCGCAACCGGCGAGGAGGACCGAGCAGTCGGCAGGGATCGTCTCGGCGCTCTGGCCGGTGTGGACCGGGATGCCGTCAAAGTCGGGCAGGGCGCGGAGCCACGCGGCGAGGGAGGTTTCGACGGGGATGTTCACGCGGCACCTCCTGGCGACATGGTGGCGAGGTATTCGCCGGGGGCGTGGGTCTCGCTGATCTGCGAGAGGAAGTAGGTTTTGGCGCTGAAGGTGACGGCTTCGCCTCGGCGGGGTGGGCTTTGCAGGTCGGCGGCGAGGAAACGGATGCTGAACTCGCCGCCTTGGCGGAGGCCGCCGGTTTCGAGGTCGAGGCCGATGGAGACAGGGGCGAGGCAGACGCGGATCTCAGCCTGGCGGAACTTGACCGCGGTGCCGTGGGCGGTTTGGCGCAGTTGCGCGGAGCGGATGGCGAGGGCGTTGCGAGCGGTGGGCGACACGAACCTTGCGGCGTGTCAAAAGAAAAGCCCCCGGCAGGAGTGAGGCTGCCGAGGGCTTTTGCGGGCGAGGAGCGCGGTGCGGGCGCTGGTGCGGGTTATTTCTTCTTGGGCTTGGGCGACTCTTCTTCGGCTTCCACCTCAACGGCGGGAGCAGGCTTGGCTTTGCAGAGGTGGCGCTTGATGGTGTCGCCGAGGGAGACGACAAGAACCTCTTCGACACCGTCGAATCCTTCGCCGACTTGCTTGGCCTTGAAGGCGGCGAGCTGGTCGGCGAGCGGGACACTCGGAAGGGCTTCGACCTTCCAAGTGTTGCCGGTGCGGGTGAGTGTGAGGCCGAGGCGCATTAGACTTAGGCCGAGACGATGCGCTTGAGGGCGGCGGCGTGGCCGAGT